TTGCTCACAGAGCCCGCAGCCGCGTGCAAGCTGCCGCTCGGCGTGATCGTGCCTGTCACGGTCAATCCGGTCGTGGTCATCGTCGCACGGCTCACGCCCGCGACCGCGAAGCCCATGACGTTCGCGCTCGCGCGGAAAAGTCCGGTGGTCGGCTCGTTCGTGAAGTTCAACGAAGGCGCCGCTGCCGTGCCGTCGTCGAGCGTGATGTTGCCGTCCGTCGCGTTGATCGTGATCGACCCAGCCGCGTTCGCGATCGAGATTCCCGTGCCGGCCGTGAGCGTCGACGTCACCCACGACGTTCCCGATCCGATCAGCACCGAGCCGTTCGTCGGCGTCTGCGTCAGCTCGTTGAGCGACGACGGGCCGCCGCCTCCGGTGCCGCGTGCCGCGTTAATCGTCCACGCAGTTGAGTCCGCGCTTGGCTTCTCGCTCGTCTTCCCGTTTGCGATGTACGAATTGCCGTTGTACGAGACGACGTCGAGCCGCTCGTAAGTCTGGCCTGACTGCCATTTGCCGCGAGGATTGAGACCCGCGGGAGTCGCAAATTCTTTCCTTAGTTGGTCGATTTCTCCAGCGCGCGGGAACCGAGAAAGCTCATCCGCGACGATCGCTTTTACCTGTGACGGAATTTCTTTCGCGGCCTGCGCGACTTGCTCCGTCGCGATGCGCTCAAGCTCCACATTGTGCGCGCGCTCGGCCATCAGCACCGAGTATTTTGCGGAGGTCGTGGCCTCGAGTTGCTTCGAGAGTTCATCGACTTTTGCCGCCAGCGCCGCTCCGGTTTTCGCGTGCTCGTCGGTTGCGCGCGCTGCGCAAAACTCTTCAAGCTCGGTGCGGATCTGAGGCTCCACTTCCTCGAACGTGCGCTCGATTTCCGCGTTCAGATGCTCGCGCAATTGCGGGAGTTGCTCGACTAGTTGCCGCAGCTCGGTGCGCTGCACGATTGCCAATTCGATCAGCCGCTCGACTTGAGTTTGGGTGTCCATTTTTAAGAAGGTTTTTTACTAAGTTCGATGATCGTTTTTCCGCTGGTAATCGGCCGAGAAACGTCGGCCAGCTTTGACTCAAATTTCCCTCGATACTCGATGACTGCATTGAGCCATTCGTCCGCGCTTTGCTTGCGGTCGTCCTGATCGACTTTGCCGAGCATCATGCGCTCAACTTCCATCTTGGCGGACAGCTCGACACGAGAAGTTTCGTCTCCGGCCTGCGTGCGTGTATCTGCTTTGTTGATACGCGCAACGATCGCATTCGCCCACGTTTGCCCAGCGTCTCCTCCCCAGCCATTCCACGCCTGCCAGCCCTTGCCTTGCTCGCTCCACGTCGAGCCCTGCTTGTCGATTTCGTGCCTGTCGAAATACGCTTTCATCCGACGCACCGTGTCTTCGGAGAGCGGACGCTTGTTAATGATGTCTCGAGCGCGCGCGAGACCGACCGCGGTCATTCCGCGATTTGATGGCGTCGCTTTTTCGCGGACTGCGAGCGAGCGTTTTGCGTTTGCAACCATTGCGTCGTTCGGAATGTAGGAGCCATCCGCGAGGTTGATCGTGATTGAGTCGGCGTCGCTCTTTGCCAGCGCAATCCTCCGGTGCATCTCGGCCTTTGTGATCTTGGTCGGCACCTTCGGAATTGCCGCAACGCTGCGAGCAACGGTGCGCGCTGACTCGGCCGCCATGCCGGCGGAAATCATCAGAGACTCCGCGGCCTCTGGTGTGAGATTGCCAGCGCGCAATGTCTCGACGATCGAGAGCACGGCCGCGATCTGCGCGCCGTTCAGCGGTGCGATGGCCGCGCTCACATCTGGGAACGTCTCGACGCCCGCAATCGCGTCCGGAGCGGACGTGCCGCCCGTGCCTGCGGTCGTGGATCCGCTCGAGTCCACCTGTGCCTGCGCTGCCGATGCGCCGACGTTGTCGCCGGCCGCGGCCGCAGCTGCTGGAGTCGATGGAAGCGAATTGGTGACCAGCCGGATCGCGGTCTCTGGCACGCCGTATTTCGTCTAAAGCTCTTTGATGAAACTTGCCTCGATTGCGATTTGCTCGAGCCGAGAGAAAGCGTCCGTGCCTTCCTCCGCTGCGATCTCAGCCAGGCTCTTTGCGCCCTGGCGGTTCTCGTTGAGATTTGCCGCGGACTCACGGCCGACGTCGATGGACAGCTTTGCCGGGAATCTCCACTCGCCGCACGTCGCGCGCCGGAGAGCCTGCACCATCGTCTCGCCGGCCTTGAGCTTCGGCGCCGCAATTTCTCCGCGCGCGATCGCGTCGATCAGCACCGCGTTTTTAATTGGGTCCAAAACCTTGTCGGTGAGCACGCCTTGATGCCGGGTAAACACGCGATCAGCCGCGGCAAATTCTGCGCGCACGCTTGGGCCTTGGTAGCCTTGTGATCCAAACAGGACCGCCTGCGGAATGCCCACCGCAAGACTGATCTCGTGCATGAGATGCTGCACGAATCCCGTGAACGCCTGCGAAGGACGCGACGGCATAACCTCGATTTTGTCGGCGTTGCCAAAGTAGCGGATCATGCCGACGTCGCTCAGTTCGTTCTGCTGCTGCTGCCCGTTGCCGAGAGTGACCGCAGGATTCGGCGTGAATAAATTCCGCGGATTTGCGGTGCCACGCTCGGAGAAAACAAGCGCTGCCTGCTGCGACGCGAAACGGACGCCGGCCTTTTCAGCCTCGAGGATCTCGTAAAGCGAGCGAGCGGTGCGGATGCCAGAGGCAAAATCTGTAACTCCGCGGAATTGATCGACTCGGAATGGATCAAAATAATGGGCAAAATTCTGCGCCGGCACATCCTCCGGATCGAAGTAAACACCGGAGCGATCGACGCGAAAGATCCGGTACGCGATCGGCTGGCCGTAATCGTTCGTGACGATTCCTTGATAATAATTCTGCGAGACATCGGCCTGCATATTCGGATTTCCGATACGAGTCGCCGGCACCAGCTGAATCTTGAGCCCGTCTCCGCTGCGTCGGATCACGAATCCGCAGTCTCCATCTACCGGCCTTTCCTCGGCGGCTAGCTGCACCAATTTTCTGAAACTGTGCCGGCCGGTAACGTCGGCATTTTTACACCACGAATGGAAATACTCTGAGATCTCCGCGTTATATTCGCGGTCGCCGGTCATCGGTGAGTACTCCGTAGGTGTTAAGTTGATACCGAATACGCGGGACGATGCACGCATCTCGGGCACGTTCTCCATCAAGTCACGCGCTTCCCACATCATGATGATGCGATCGCGTACCGTCTGCGGTGACTCGCTTTGCTGACCGTACTGCTTCGGGTTGTAGATCCTATTCGTGCGCGCGGCATTGTACTCGAACAGCGCCTTGCTCACGCGAGACTCCAGACGGCTTAAACCCCAGGACGGCGCCACGTTGTCGATGGCCTTATCCAGCCAAGTTTTCTGAGCGACAATTTGCGAAGCGTCGAAGGTATCCATTTTTTAATTACCGTTGAAGCTCACGAAGGTTACGTCGGTCGTGTTACCGGCGACGACGTCGATAGCGCTCATGATTTGCCCGAGCATTCTGCTGAGCGTCGCAAGATCCGCGCGCGTCACGCTTTTCCCGTTCAGCGAATAATTTTGGTTTAGCAGCACCGCTTGAATTGCATCCAGCGTTTTGCTCTTGAGCGTCTGGAGTGTCGCCGCGTCGAGATCTTGGAATGGGTTATCATTGGCCATCCAAACTGCGCAAAACGTCAAATTGACGCCGTATTTGCCCCAGAATCTATAAGTCATTCTGAATACACGTTCACGAGGTCGCGGCTTGCGGCGCGTGGTAGCGGATCAGTCCCGCAATCGTCGCGACGCAAAGCATCATTGCAGACGTATCCAGTCCGTGGTTCGGCGCGTTCGTTTTTACCTCGCGCCACTCCCAGACGCCGGTGCGGATCTCCACCTTGTGCTCTCCGCGGATGTGCTCGAGGTAAAGCGGGTTGACGTCGGCCGGCAGCTCCCACTTGAGATCGCCTCGGCCCTCGAGCGCGGACGACAAAACGTCTTTGAAGTAGTCTCCGGACCAGTTGTAATAAAAGACATCGCCGCCGCGGTAGTCGCTGACCTGCGGATCCGAAAACGGGTAGTTCACGATTTGCCCGGTGGCGTCGTCCTTGAGCGGCCAGGTGCGACGGGCGAAACCTTTCATCGACCGCCAGCCGAAGTCGGCGCAGTCCCGATCGACGTCGGCCGGCCGGTAACCGCGATCCTGTGCGACGCATCCGTCCGGAATCTTGAGCCGGTGCTGGAGCGCTCGCAGCTGGTCGCGCGTATCGACTCGGCCGAAATAAAGCTGGCGATACCGCGGCCCTTCCTGCGTCGAGAAAGCGCCGATCTCCACCCACCAATGGTCTTGCTGCCGGTCCACGGTCATAAAGCGCGCAACCTCGTTCGTGATACCCTGCGCGCCGGCATAGTCGTTTACCTTGTAATCGGATTTTCCGAGGAAGACGTTGACCACTTTTTTCTCGACGATCCACGGCAGCGCTTGGCGCTTTGTCTTGAACTCTTGCCGCAGACGATCGTCGCCGGTGCGCTGCGCGTGATTCTCGGCCAGGACGAACTCCTCGACGAGCATCCGCATCGGTCGTGCCACGAGCGCTTCGACGCGGAATGACTGCACTTCCTGCGGAGCCGTCGGGTTTTCTGGAACGTATATTCCTGTGCGTTTCCACGCCTCGCGTGTCGTGTCAGCATCTGGAGTCTCGTGACCGCAATGAACGCAGCGGAAACGGCAGGAATCGACGGCTCTGGCCACGTCCCACGTCTCGTCGTCCCGCTTGGCTTTGCGGTCCCAGACCACGCCAGCATATTTGCCGGCCTCGGTCGTGGCCTGCGCAAATTGGATCGGGTGAATTTTCGAGCACGCCGGGCATTTTGCGCTCCACTCCTGCTGGTTGCCGTGACGGTAGCTGGTGTCCTCGACGTTGCCGGTCTCGGCGTCCATTATCGGCGCCTGGCTTACGTTGTAAATTTTGCTCCGGCCGACTTCCTCGAACTTTGAAACGCGAGCAACGGCGTGCGCGTAGATGTCCTGCCACCGCGGAAGCCAGATCTCGTCATTGACCTTGAACCTAATCGACTGCGATTGCTGCGAGGAAAGCGAAGCCGCGTTCATCACCAGAAAGAAACCACCGAAATAAATCTCGGTCGTCATCCGGTGCGGACCTGGGCGCGGGAGCATCGCGGCCACCGGCCGGCAGCGCTCGAGGAGCGGGTTGAGCCGAGACTTCGCATGCCGCTCGGTCATTTCCTCGGTCTGCATCGTCCACGAGATAGGACCCGCGTCGTTCGCAATGATCCACGGTATCCAAATATCCGCTACGAGCGTGCCGCCGATCTGCACCGCTTTTCTGAAATGGACGCGGCGGACCAGCGGATTCTGGAGCGCGTCGAAGATTGGGATGAGCCAGGGTGTGATGCGTGCGTTGAACGGCCCGGGCGTCGCGTAGCTCTCCGGCAAAATGATGTGCTTCCGCGCCCACTCGTAAATCGGCGACAGGTCGGGCTGCGGCAGGCGCAGGGTGGTGAGGAGTGCGTCGGATGCGGTCAAAGTTATCGGCCGCCGACGTGTTCAGTGGCGCGTCCGTTTGGATGCCGAGGAACAAACGCAATCCATTCAGCACCGTCGTAAACTGCCGGAAAATAGACGTGGTTT